ATAAAACTTCCCTTGATCAATATAAAAATAGGTTAAAAGAATTCTTTTTAGAAGAAGACGTGAATAGAAAAATGCAAAGCATGTGTGAGTTCATGGATCACGGAATAAACGCAGAAGATGCCTTTGCGATGGTTATACAAGAATCCAGTATAGAAAGATTTTGAAAATGATAGACTTATGCGTTGTCAATTATAACACTAGACCGATGCTCCAAAGATTTCTTGACACACTCCATAGCGATGTTGCTGGAACCGATCAGGCTTGGTACTTAAACATATGCGATAATGGCTCAGCCGATGATAGCTGGGAATGGCTAGAGGCTAATGTGAACAAGTACTACGTTGCTAGAGCTTGGAAAAATGAAAACATAGGGTACTCCGCTGCATGTAATATGATGGCAAAGCATTCTTTTTCTGACATCATTTGCCTACTCAATGCCGACGTTTGGATGACAACCAGTGACCTTATCAAAGTACAAAAGATATTCGACGATAATCCAGAGATACATATTCTGGGCCCAAAACAAAGAGACGAGAATGGGCTCATAACACATGCTGGCATAGTCGGAACCAACACAGCGCCAAAACATCGTGGGTGGAGAGAAAAAGATCCTGAAGATTTACTCTTTAAAGATAGAGTTAATTGTGTTACGGTTTCTGGTTCAGCTTATTTTATAAGAAGAGAGGTGTGGAACGCAATGACCAACGATGAAAAGTATAAACAAATGTATCCAAACGCAGAAGGAGCTTTCTTGCCAACTCCACACTATTATGAGGAAACTTGGTGTTCATATTTCGCTCGTCATCTTGGGTACAATGTGGTGTATGATGGTAGTGTGTCGATTGGTCACAGCTGGCATGCCTCTTCCCCCAAACCGGGCGAAGGTTATAGCCACGCCGATGCACAGTTCACAGTAAGTCAAAAAATATTTCGCAATGCATGCGATTTCATAGGAATAGAAAGAGATTAAAATGTCAGATAAGTTTAATGTTTATTTGTATAATGCAGAAGTAGTTAAGATAGTTGACGGAGATACATTCAAGATTAAGATAGATCTTGGCTTTGAAGTCCACATTGGGCCAAAGAGCGTAAGATTATACGGTGTTAATACACCAGAGAGCCGCACCACAAACTTGGAAGAAAAGAAGATGGGTCTTGCTGCAAAAGAGTTTACTGATCAATGGATCAAGAAAGCTAATAATAAAGTAAAGATTGAAACTATTTTAGACAAGAATGAAAAGTATGGCAGAATTTTAGCTAGAGTATGGAACGAAGCTGGCGAATGCCTTAATACGGAAATTGTTAAGGCTGGACTAGCTAGAGAATACTTTGGTGTAGGTGACAAAACTTTTGAGGAATTTAAGAAAGCGTAATGCAAACATTTTTACCATATTCAGATCTTAAGGAATCAGTTCGGGTATTAGATTACCGTAGACTTGGGAAGCAACGAGTAGAAACTTTCCAAGTTTTGAACATCCTTCTTGATAGGACCCCTGCAAAAGGTTGGCGTAATCATCCGGTCACACTAATGTGGGCTGGGTACGAGTCCGCTTTACAGCTTTACCAGAATTATACTATCCAAGAATGGATAGATAGAGGTTATAAAAATACAATGCTTTTTGAAGAGTTTGATCCAATTGAAGTGGTTATGCCACCATGGTTTGGCTTAGATCAATTTCATAGGTCGCATAGATCAAATCTACTGCGCAAAGACTACGCATACTATTCTCAATATTTTGATGAAGATATAAATCTAGAATATTATTGGCCATCTAAGGAAATAATCAATGCAAACTAAAGTTTTTTTATCTGGAGCAATAGAAGAAGTTGGCATATTCGCACACGGTTGGAGAAATAAAGCCGTAAAACTATTAGCCGATAGGGGTTTTGAAGCTGTCAATCCAATGGATTACGCTTTGGAAGAAACCGATTGTGAACCAAAAGAGATAGTAGATAAGAATATATTTTTACAAAAAAATTGTGACATACTTTTAGTAGAGTATACGATACCGGGTAGAGCTTATATCGGTACAGATTTTGAAATAACCTGGGCTCATTTTAACAACCAACCAGTAGTTGTATTCGCAGACGATTCATATCAGTCAAGAGTCTATCTTAATTTCTTGTCAACAAAAATAACTTCTTCTTTAGAAGAGGCTATTGAATATATAGCTAAAACTTATCCTTCAAAAAGATAAACTTTACTAGGTTTGATCTAGCATATCGCACATGATATAATAAGTGTGTTACATAAATTGGCAAAGTGCCACTAAAAAAAGGAATACAATGGCTGAAAATAAATTCAAGTATTTTACAGTTACAACTACATCGATTGTCAAAGCTTCAAATATGACAGAAGCAGAGAAGATTGCTAGTGGTAATCGCAGAACAGTATCTGGGGTATCTGGAGAACTTCTTTTCAAAGATGTTGATGTTGAAAGAATTACAGCAGTAAAAGCTCGCGAACAACTAGAGAGTTAATAAATAGTTTTATCCATTTGAACAACGGCAGGCCCTCCCTGCCGTTGTTCTTCTTCTTATACAAGTGAGTAAAAATGTCACAACCAAAAGTAATAGCCCAAATGGTAGGCCGAAATGAAGCCAACAAATATCTTCCAGAGGTGTTGGAAAGATTAAAAAGCCAAGTAGATGAAATTGTTTTTACAGACGATTGCTCTGATGATAACACCGCAGAAATAGCGTCTAAGTACGCTAATGTTTACAAGACGCCTAAGCCAATGTTCACCACGCATGAAGGAAGACTACGCAGATACGCTTGGTTGAATCTTGAGAATCATGCCACAGAAGGCGACTGGATCATCGCCATAGACTGCGATGAAATGCTTTATGACTCTTCCGATATAACAAAAACCGATATTAGACAGATATTAAATTCATCAGAAAAAGATGTTGTTAATGTTAGGTTCTACCACATGTGGAATGATACTCAGTATAGAGTGGACAAACTTTGGGCACCAAATAACAGCAGTAGAATATTTAGATTTATGTCTGGTGCTATGTTTAGAGATAGAGCACTAGCTTGTGGATCTGAACCAACGTATGTTTTAGATTTAATAAACCAAAGAAATTATTTTGTTAATTCAAATTTGATCATGCAACATCTTGGATACATAAAAGATGAAGACAAGCAATCAAAGTATGAGAGATATTCAACTATAGATGGTGGAGAATTCCACGCGTTAAATCATATCAATTCAATCGTAGATCCAAACCCAGTTTTAATTAACTGGGGGAACTTTGGAATTTAAGGAGTACAAATGAAAAATCAAATACAAGCTTCAATAGAATTAACTAAGCTGATGAACTCAAAGGAAAAGTTTGCTTTCTTAAATATAGCAAAGTCTTCAATAGTTTCTTTAAGCAAGAAAAATGCGGATGGTACACCTTCTCGTTTTAATAAAGAAATTATTAGATCGATTAATTTGTCCGACAGTAGAATTATAAAGAGCATACCTGAATCACTTGTCGAAGAAGTGGTTGCTTCAAAGCATTCTGGCATTGGCCTGGTTGATGATGGCAAGTTCTATAGCCCTAATCTGTTTGAGTACTACTACGAAAATAATAGAGAAGTATATAATTCAATTTTTAACTTTTATATTAAGAATACTAATACGGCAGTAGTTTCTTTTCATGATAAAAAAACTATATATAAATTTATGGGATTTAAAACAAATGTAATTAGTGTTCCTTTCAACAATTATTTTTCTAGACTAGAAGATACCTTCGAGAAAATTGCTGCCTTAGAAGGTAAGATAGATTATTGTATTTTAGATTGCTCTTCTTTGGGATTAGCTTTATCAAATTCAATTTGGAACAAGCTAAACATGTCGATTATAGATTTGGGTAAAACTATTAGTTATTCAAAAACATATAACACGGCTGAGTGAAATGCATGGTAAAAAAGTAGACAAAGACCAAGACGATATTGATTTTCTAAAAGATCTATTATTGGAAACTTCTTTATCTATTTCTGAAATAGCAAAAGAATTAGGCTGGACTATACCACAGGTAAATAAGAAGATTAACTCTATTGGGTTAACGTGGTTAAAAGACAGTAGAAAAAAAATGTCTAGAGGTCAGACAGCTTTAACGTCAGCACTGCAAAAGCTCCTTCCAGGAGAAAAAATTATAAACGAATATCATATAGGCGATAAATTAAAGCTAGATGTTTACTGCCCTAAGTATGAGATAGCTGCAGAATTTCATGGAAGACAGCACTATTATTACACCAGTAGATTTTTTGAATCTAAATATGATTTTGAAGAAGCTATTAAGAGAGACGAAAAAAAAGAACAATGGTGCATAGATAATGGTGTGGCATTGATTGTCTTCCGCTATAATGATAGCTTAACGGAACAATCAGTGTTCGACAGATTGCTCGAAGCGATTAGATCAAACCCTTATAAGCCCAAAGAGAAGAAGAAAAATACTACGACGTCCTCCGAAGCTTACAGAAGTATTAAGAAGAAAAATTCAGAGTACAAGAAAAAAATTTACCGATCTATAAAAGAGAAAAAGAAACAATGACACAAGCAAATGAAAAGGTAGAGGATAACATTCCACTAGAGTACCAGATCTTTGCTCTCTCACTTAGAAAAAATGGAGCGATTAATTACTTCAAGGAAAATCTTCCAGAAGAAATTGTTGGTTCCATACATGGGGAAAAAGGAATAAATGAATTCTATAAGGCTCTTCTAGCTTTTGAGAATGCTACACAACTTGATATTGTTGACCCAATAGCTTTTAAGTCTTGGCTACAAACAGAAACGGATATACACGAAGCTCTTGGTGGTAACGCTGGGGTCGGCGTCATGGTTGATTTATTAATGTCTGCCGAACTGTCAACGCAAGAATCTGTTTCTGAATTAGTAAAGTATAAAGCTAATAAAAGAAAACAGATTAACTATTTACAAGAACTTCAATCTATAATATCTCAAAAAGGACAAAAGACTGAAGATGATATATCTAGAATCCAAACTCTTACTTCTGAAATAAGAGAATTAGAAAATCAAATAAGATATAATCCACTAGATAAAATAACAACTGCTGACGAAATAGCTAGCAGAGTAGATTCGCTATTAGATATACCGAACTTCTTACCTACTCAATTTAAGGCACTTAATAGGGCCATGGGGTACACGGACGAGGGCGGCTTCTTTAGGGGGGCTGTGCACGCAGTCATCGCCGCATCAGGCAAGGGCAAGAGCACGTTCGTCAAGTGCCTAGCAAACAATTGGTTAGATAACGGTTATAGAGTTTTATATGTAAACTTTGAAGAAGCTACTGGTCACTGGGAGAGAATCTTAATGACACAGATAATAGAAAAGAATGTTTACCTAGAGTCATCAAAGTGGTCAGAAGAAGAAAAGAATAAACACCTGAATACCTTTAAGGCCCGACTGGCTAAGTGGGGTGACCGTCTTATGGTTAGACATGACCCGGATACTCCGTACTTTGAAGACCTAGAATTTTGGTTAAGAGATATAATTGGGCAGAACATCAACATGCCAGACATAGTTATAATAGATACAATCCAGTCTATGTTCACTAAGGGTGGGGGTAAGGGCAAGCCACGTTGGGGTGAGTTTGAAGAAATGATGGTGCGTTTAGAAAAGCTTGCAAGAGATATGAATTGCGCTTTAATAATTACAGCACAGGAAAATTCAAACAGAATGAAGGAAAAGCGTGAGGTAGTCCAACAGTCTGACACTGGTGGCTCCTTAGCTATTCAGCAAAAGTGTGCAGTAACAATTTTTATTACAGAAAAAAGATTAGCAACAAACGATGAAACTGAAGATGAAAATATAATGCAGCTTCAGATTCCCAAGAATAGAATTACTGGTTCAGCATTTTTGTATGATCCGCCCTTAGTCAAGTATGTTGACTACAAGAAAACCTACGAAGATTATGATCCAGTTACCGATAGCTCGTATACGTCTTCATCATCTTTATTAGATGACTTATTAAGTGGAAAGGATTTTCATTAATGGAACCTGTATCAGTACAATCTTTAAAAGATTTTCAACTATGTGAACGCCTATTTGATTATAGGCATCAGCAAAAGTTGCCAGAAAAGATATATGCAAGAGACATACATACCGAAAAGTTTGAATCAACTATTAAGAGTATAATGTATTTTTTCTTTTTCAAAAAACAAGGTGGGATAATTCCATCTTATTCATCTCTATTAAATAGATGGGAAAAGATTTGGTTTCCTAAGAATACTAACTCATACGATATCGTGACAGAACAACACGAGACCGCATACGGGAACAC